GATTCGAGTTCTGTTGTCTCCACCAAATCGCTACTTATGAGTAGCAACAAAGAAATCCCCGAAACGCCTTGACTACCAAGTGTTTCGGGGATTTTTTGTGTCTATCTTTGGCTAGCTTAAAAAACTGAAAACAGCCTATTTGGATGCATTGGGTGGTGGAAAAGGTGGTGGAACATTTTCGCCTATCTCCCTGATTGATAAGGGTTCTCGTGCTTGGTTTGCAATGAATAAATTTTCCTCATAACCCCAGCATAAACCCTCGGGTTTACGGCGTGCAGTGTATCCATTAGGTCATCTATGATAGACCACACTCCAGAAGCGTCTCGTCCAGACACCGCCTGCAGGAACTCACTGTCCCCATCTATTGGGAGTTCATAGCCAGATGACGATGCAGCAGAGCGCTCCTGCTCATAACTACCTAAATCCGGTGATTCTGCTCGATCCATCTGATTTCGGATGGTATATAGGTCAGCCAGTTTTGCATAGGCGGGATAACTGCTCTCACCATATTCTAGGCGGGCAATCTCGATGTCTATCTCTTTGCGGTCAAGCAAAGGGGGCACCCCCTATCAGTCCCGCTCCAGCTCAGCCATAAACCGGCGGATCGCCTCACGCTCACGCTCGCTGGTCGCGCTATCCATCATACCGCGGGCCTGCTCCATCATAGCCTCTTTGGCATCATGCCGGCTATATCCGCCCATCCGCCCGTCACGGCTGTAACCACCACGCCCTTCTCTGGAGTAATGGCCCCGGACATAATGCTTGCCACGGTTTGCATAGCTGGAGCCACGGCCATAATCTCCCTCCCAGTCTCCGGCTTCAGAATAGCCGCCGTCCTCCTCCAGGGCGCAGATCTTGTCGATGTTCTTAATAGTGTCAGTCAGCTTGTGGACGGTCTCCAGGTCCCCAGCGGACATCTCAGGCTTGCGGGCGATCTCCTCCAGCTCCGCCGACAGCATCTCCTTCAGATCATACAGTGCTTTCATGCTATCCTCTCCTTTCAGGCCGTCCGCACGACTTCCATGTTACTGTTGGCAAAGTCAACAGCCTGGGTGCTGGTGTTCCGGGCCGCCACGGTCACGCAGCAGCCGCGGGGGACCTCCACAGACGCGGACACATAGATATTGAAAAAGTTCTCGGCCGCCGCCGGGGTGACGGTAGCGGTAGCGGTGGTCAGCGCCTCACCATTGATGGCAAGGGCGGCGGTAATGGCCTCGACGGTGCCGCCCTCGGGGATGGCGATATTCGCGCCAAAGGCTACCCGGTACCGGGCCTTGCACTGGTTGGTATTGCCGCGCAGCGTGATGAGCCCACTGCCGCCACGATGCACGATGCCGCAGTTGCCGCCGATCACATCCAGCAGAGGGACGTTCTGGCCGGGGGTTACATTGACGATGGCGGGATTTGCATATTCAGCCATGATATCAGTCCTTTCTAAAGGGGTCGAAATCGACCCGGTTAAAATAAACGGCGAGGCTACTGCCCCGCCGCTGTTGTTGAGATCGGCACGGGGCCGAACAATTTCCAAAATGGAAATAGTCAAGCGCTATGGGATTTTAGCAGTTGCAGCCGCCGCAGGGGACCTGCACGGGGGTGGGAGGATTGACCCAGTAGGCGGGGGTGGGGCACTCAGCGCCGGTGCGGCGCAAGATCTCCGCCTTGTTGGCGTCCATAGCAGCCATCAGGACGGCGTTCTGGTTGGCCTGGGAGGCCGCCAGCTTCAGGCCCTGGTTCTCGCTCTCCAGAGAACGGATGTAGTTCTGGTTCAGCGCGTCGAGGATGGCCCGGGAGTTGGCGTTCTGGTTGTCGATGATGTCCCGGGTGGTGGTCTGGATGGTATTGCGGGTGTCGCAGACCTGGGCGGCCATGTCGTAGCGCACGCCGTCAATGGCCCGCTGGGTGCCGCAGCAGCAATCCGCAAGTTGGGCGGACAGGTTGCAGAAGCCGCGCTCCACGCCGTTGAAGCCCTGCATCATGCCCATGTTGGTGTTGTTGAACCCGTTGGTCAGGGAGTTGGTGATGGCATAGGTGCTGTCACAAATGCCCTGGGTGATGCCGTCCAGCTTGGTCACAACGGCGGAGTGGTCAAAGCCACGCTGCACCTCGGAGCCTACACCGCCGTTCTGTCCGCCGAAGCCGCCGAAGCCGTTACCCCAGCCGCCGAACAGGCCGAAAATCAGGAACAGGATGATCCAGCTGGACCAATCGCCGCCCCACATACCGTTTCCGTTGCCCTGATAGGCGGGCTGAACGGGCATGGTCATCACAGTACCGTCAGAAGAAAGACTCATTGCTTTATCTCCTTTGTAGATTTATTTTCAAAACCGTGGCCACGGATTTTGAGACTAACTTGCAACTTTTAGAGCAAATATTTAGCACACACTTTGCTCATTTCCCAAACATCCCTCGGAGGGGTTCAAACATCCCCTGCATCTGCCGGGCCTTCTGCTGGGCCTGGTTCAGCTGGTCCTGCGAGAGCTTCCCGCTCTGCACCATCTCATTGATGATGGCGTTGGGGTCCTTGCCCTGCATCTGGCTCATGAACTGCTGGAACTGATGCATCATGTTGGGACGGCCACCGCCGCCCATGATGCCGAAAAAGGGATTACCCATTGTCCGGTTCCTCCTTTGCCGCCCGCTTCGCGGGCTTTTTTTCTGCGGTAAGAGCCTCCACACGGGCCGCAAGCGCCTCCAAGTCTGCTTTGGTGGCAAACTCTATGCCCTGGGGTGGTTGTTCTGCCCTCGGGACGCTGGTGCGCTCCACAAGGTCAAATACCTTGATAGACGGCTTTCCAGATGCGTCCGCCTGCTTGAGGTAGATGGTGGGGGCGTTGCTGTCCCACAGGGCTACAGCGGAGTTGGGTGCCACCAGATAGCCCATGGCCTCCTGCTCCCCGGACACCCACACCATGCTCTGCCCGCCGGCCTGCTGGGGCGGCTGCTGAGCGAATTGCTGGGGTTGGTACTGCGCCCCCCGGAGCTGGGCTAGCTGGTCCGGCATGGGCGGCTGGTAAAACTGCGGTTGCTGATAGCCGCTGTAATATGGGTAGCTCATGGGTCATTCCTCCTTACACCAGTAATAGAGAGGGACCTCCCCGCCGGAGTCCCAGGTGTCGTAATAGTCCCCGTCCATGACGCACACCACATGACTGGACAGGGACAGGATATAGGTGCCGCTGGGGTGCTCTGCGGCGAAATCCGCCACCGTGTAACAGTCCGGGCACTCGTCGGGGATAACGGCCCGCCGGAAGCCCATCTCTCGGAGGTATGCGCCCCAAACATGGTTCGCCGACGGCATATCGCCCATCAGGAAGCCTTGCAGAGACAGCCCTACATACGTTGTCTCCCAGTTCTGTTTCAGGGCCGTGGAGATGGCCCGAACAGTGCAGTCTCCCACGTTTCGCCCGTCGGGGTTCTCGTTATGCCTGGCCCACATGGCTGGCCTCCAGTGCGATCACATAAGCCTCAAGGCCATCGTCATCCCCCTGGGCTTTGAACCACATAGCTGTCTCAGCGGCGCACTCCTGTGTCATTCCTGCGGCAATCAGCCGCTCGATCATGGTCATATCCACACACGTCCTTTTTCAAAAATCAAAGGAGGATCGTGGGGAGGGCGGCGACGTGTACCAACCCTATATCCCCACGTCCTCCATGGCTATATTTTCGCACAAAAAATCCCCTGCTGGGCGGCGTTCCAGCAGGGGGAGTGTGTTACTTGTGATCAATTTGTGTGATTCTTGCCGCAGCTCGGCCTACCTCTTCAAAAATATGTGGGATGTGCCGCGATATGGTAGACCGTTCCCACCCAAGTTCCGCCGCAATGTCAGCCTGCGCCCACTTGTCGATCATATATCTCCGGGCAATCAGGTCATCATCCCGGTGTAAAGCAGCCTCATAAATCGCTTTCTCAAGTTCTGAACGCAAAAGAGACCTCAGAGATTCTGGTATCTTCCCTCTTGCGTTCATTACTGTCACGTCCTTTCTATCTTACTCAACGCCTTATTGACCATCAGCGCGACATCTTCCCGGGTCGCCAGACTGCGGGGCCTGGTCCCGTCGGTAATGCCCTTGGCCTTTGCCTGCTCCAGGCCCGCCTGGGCCCACTGGCTGGCTGGCTCCTTGGCCTTGCGGGCCATCCAGTCCTCCATCATCCGGTCAAGCCATGCCTGCTCCTCCGTCAACTCCGGCTCCTCCTCTCTCACCGTCCAGCGCAGTACGCTGTTGATCCGCCGGTTTTCCGCGGTCTTGGAGACCGCCCCGTCCCGGCTCTGGTAGTAGCTCCCGCCGCCGTCCAGCTTGAGCACGTCGGTAAAGCCCAGCCCCCGGAACACCCGGGCGGCCTCGCCGCTGTCCAGCAGGTTGGCGGTCCTGGACTGCCAGCCCATGACGTATACCATGCCGTCTCCCTTGAGGCCCACCAGCGTGTGCCAGGTGGCCCGCAGCGGGGAGGCGTCCCAGCCCTGCCCCTTGGCCTGGGCGGTGGTGCAGGCTTTCCCAGCCCGCAGCACGGGGATGCCGGACACGGCGTAGTCCGTCCCCTCCGGCACCGTCGGGATCTCCTCCACCCGGGCCTTGCCGCCAGAGATCAGCAGAGTGGAGATCGCCTTCCCGTACATAGGGTTGGCATAGACCCACCGGCCAGCGTCAAACGTGAACCGGTCCCACTGGAACCGCCCGCGCTCCTGGCAGTAGTGCCTCGTCCATTTCCCTGAGGCATTGTAGTCCGCCACCAGATGCCCCACAGGCAGGGTAAACGGCTCCCCACCCTCAGAATAATTGGCAAAATACCCCGCATTGGCGCAGTTGTCGCCGCACTCGCATTTGGGCCGGTCCACCAGCTCCACCGTCAGATCCCCAGCCGGCACGGCGGTGACGGTCATCTCCCCGTCCTGCTCAAGCTGGAGATCATACACCTCCACCAGCGCCGCCGCCAGCCCGGCCGCTGCCTGGTCGGCAAACTGCTCCGTCAGGATAACGGGGGTGTCCGTGGTGGAGTCCATAAACCCCAGTTCGATCAGGGTGGCGGGCATGGTGGTGTAGTTGCACACATACAGGCTCTGCTCCGCCAGCGGCTGCGCCCGGTTGCCCCGCAGGCCGGTGGCCGCCACGGTATGGCGGTACACCGCGTCCCGCACCACCTCGCTCTGCTTCTGGTGGCTGGGGGTCACGTAGGCCACGATCCCGCCGCCGGAGCCGCCGTTGATCCCGGCATTGTGGTGGATGGACAGATAGACGTCTGCGCGGGCCCGGTTGGCCGCCGCCACCCGCTGGGACAGGGTCACATCCCGCCTGCCGGTCACATCGTCCACCCGCATCGTCCGGCAGTCATACCCCGCCAGGATGGCCTCCAGCTTGTCCGCCACCCGGCGGTTCAGGGTCCACTCCCGGGTCTCCCCGGGGTCGATGCTCTTAAGGCACCGCTTCCCCGGGGTCCCGATGTAGTGACCCGCATCGATGCAGATCAGCATGGGGTCACACCTCCTGACCGGCCTCCTGCTGGGCGCGCTCCTCGTCCTCCTGGACCCCCGCCTCCACGGCGGCCGCAAAGGCCTCACGGTCGTGGCCCGCGAAGGCGTCCACCAGAGCCTCGTAGTGGTTGCCCACAAACTCGTTGATGCCCTGCTCGGTCATGCCCTCAGGAAGGGGATTGCCCCTCTGGTAGTGGGCCAGGGCAATGGTCAGGTCGGGCAGGTCCAGGTCCTCACAGGTGGCAAAAATGTCATAGATGTAATTGGCGTTCATTGTTCTTTCTCCTCTCATGTCTTTTTTGTGTTGGTACGTTAAGTTCCGCTGTTGGTGCGCTTTTCGGCCTGCGTCCCGAAGTAGAACGCAATGACCACGGTGAACACGGTCAGAAACTGATCCGCGCTCACCCCGCCGGAGCAGGTCAGCCAGGCGAACACCGCCGTCAGGATCAGCGTCACCATACTCTTGATGGTCAGCAGGTTCCCCAGCCGCTTGTACAGCTGTTCCACATCTCTCACCCCCTTCCAGTGCTATGCATCTTTAGATGAAATCGTGCTTTTGTAGCCGTTCGTCGTACACCCTTCCGATGTTGGCTATGGCATGGGTAGCCCGGCTGTTGGGATAATTCGGGTTCCTCTTGCAAAATTTTTCGTAGCCATCGATCTCGGCTAGGATCTCGATGAACTCCTCTCTGGTATGCGGGATATTCCGAATCAATTCGTTATTGAACTGCAAGATCCTGGCCCGGTGCATATCCGCCGCCCGCTCATCGTCGGTCTTGATGTGGTTGTCCAGCTTGATCCGGGTCCGCTCCAGCTCGGCCAGCACTTCCGCATTGACGGCCCGCCCGATGGCCTTGGCAATGGCGGACCAGGGGTTGATTTTGACGGGGGCGACCTGGATGACAGTCAGCGCCAGGACCAGCAGCCCGCCCCCGCCTGTCAATAGCTCCTGGATGCTCAATGTCTGCCTCCTCTGCCTAGCCTGCGGCGGGGGCCTGTGCCTCCCGGCGCAGCTGCTCGCGCTCCTCGTTGGTCAGCCGTCCGGCCCGGACCAGAGCGTCAATGCGGGCGTCGTCCCACAGCCGGGGGTAGTATTTCCGGGCCAGCTCGTACACGCTCATAGCTCCACCCCCGCCATAGCAGCCAAAAAGTCCACGTCCGCCCGCAGCCGTTCCGCCTCTGTGGGCTCCGGCTCCGGCTGAGGCGGAAGGGAGGATTTCCACGCCTCCCACGCCTCGGTGTTCGGCACCACCGTCACCGTGCTGCCCTCCATCTCCGGGTCCGGCTCTCTGGTGATGGCCACAAAGCCGTTGTGCTGGACCAGCATATCCGACTGCTCATCTGTCAGCGGGATCGCACTGTCAAAGGGCGTGGACTGCGGAGGACTGTATGCTCCTGAGTCGTTTGGGACAGGGTCGATATACCACATTCTGTTCTCCTCCTTTATCCGATTGCGATATAAGAATATGTGACTGACTGTGCGTTGAACTGGATATTGGGACTATCTCTAAAATTGTAGTCACCAACACTTGCAGTTGCGTACCAAGACACAGTACCGTTTGTGTCAAAAGTCACTGACCCAGCAAGGCCGTTTTTACCCAAACTATTCCAGTCGCTAATACCTGCGCAGAAGTACTTGGATACCTCTGAGGTTAAAACGCCGAAATAACCGTTACCAGTAATCAGCACCATAGAAGGCTTGAACCCGAATTTCAGTGAGTTTTTGTTTGAGGATCCGCTAGTTCCAGTTCCAACATATTCCCCTGCTACAATTTTTGCGGCCGTTTTTACGAGGTTTTCAAACGGAATGCCGTAATACTTGTAATGGGTTTTCCCAATGGCTCCGTTGTCCGGATATGCATTTCTGTCCGCAGAATGCACCGTCCCTTCGCCATTCAGGGTAGCCGGATGTCCAGCCACTTCCTGCTCAGGGAGGTATGTACCTATCGTACTGGCCCCTGACCGCTTTTCATCGTAAGCATCAGCACTCTTGTAATAGATTGCGTGCTCGTTAGGAAAACGATCAGACATCATAAAACTTCCAGTCGGAACTTTGTTGATTTCGTCTGCATCGCCACTGCCAAATTCGCACTGTATGGTTGCGGAAGTCGGATTTTTGAGTGAGACCACTCCGGAATCGTCCACAGATACTGAATTTGCATATTGGATTGTAAATGTATCAAAGACCTCGCTACCAGATATTCTGTGATCTTTCTTTTCACCCAACGTGTAGTAAGGCGGGATATAGCCACTCGTTTTCCACCAATGCAGGTTATACTTCCCCAAGAAATCAAAAACATCATTTGGGACAGCCAACTCTGAAAGCCCATACATTTTAGCAACGGAGTCTTGAAGTAGGTTGGCTTTATTTAACGGTGTCCCTTCTTGAGTCGGTTCGTCTGCACGAACCATTTCATAGGTGTTCTCTTGTCCCAATACAGGGATCAATTTCACCCGTCCTGGATAAGTTGGAACTCTGTCTTGCATACTCAGACCTCCCCGCACTCTACTTCTCCGCTGTAAACCCAGGCAGAGGGCATATTTTTCAGTAATTTATTAATGTCCACCAGAATCTTCTCGATATTATTGGCTTTAATATGGTCCAACAGTTCCATACTATCCGGCTTATCTGGCGTGGTGGGCAGGACTGCGATCACGCGCCTCAGGGCCTCCAAATTGGCAATATACTGAGCCATTTGCTCCGCAGTGGGGTAATACTCCTCTTTCCACTCATACGGATCTACCTCCGGCCGGCTCACCTCTGCCCCTGCCGCAAACGCCCCGGACCCAGCGTTTTTATAAAACCGTGCCTCCACTATGTCATATAAGCCAATCGCTCCAGCCGGATCCTTACACGGAACCAGATCACGCACCAAGTGTGTTTGCTCATAGATCTTACAGGCATACAGTGTCATGCTCGTGTGCTCCTGAGCGGCGGAGGAGCGGTCATTGCAAAAGAGGTACAACGGATATGCCAACTCAAATATAGCCTCACCAAGGGTCAATACCTTGGCCCCATCCAGAGAGATCGAGTTCCGGTTGAAATCCACTGTATGCGCCCCACCGTCGTTAAGCCCGGTAAAGCTCCCGTTTCTTGTTCCGTAGTGGGCAAAGTTGACACCCAAGGCAAATCCGTTTGCGGTCCACCCTACGTCTGATCCAAACACAGTCTTGCTGCCGGATTGACTTGTGGACATCCGCAGCTCCACCCGTGTATTGCTGGTTGGGTTGACCCCGGTGTTGATGTATTGGGTGCCGGAGCTTGTGATGGACTCCAACTCCGTATATCCCTCCGGTATCCTCGGAGCCTCTTGCTCCACAGCCTTGATCCTCTGATAACCTGTTGTGCTGTACCCGAGAACCGAAAACTGATTGGCAAGCGCCTCCATCGCCGCTGTGACACGGTTGAGATCCGCCGCCTGATAGATTCCCTTGTCGTTCCGGGTCTCCACATCCGCCTGGGTCCGATCTGTCACCAGAGAACTAAAATCAAAACTCATGCGCCCTCCTTGTCCCAATAGATCACGACGCAGCCGGATACTCCAGCCTGCCCTGCGGTGCCCTCTCCAGGATAGTTGTCGATCTCCCAGTGTGAGCCGACCGGATTCCCTTCGGAATCATAGCTTGGCTCTCTATGGCGGTTGCCCTTGATCCCGCCCAGGCCCTTCGCGCCACCATCTCCAGAGCCGGGGACAGGCTTTTGGACCCCGGTTCGCGCAAAACTATCGCCGCTTGCAATATCCGTATAGCCAAACGGGAAACGGCTGCCATTTGCGCTGCTGTATTGCCCAAAAACAGAGTTGTCCCCGATCTGGACACTGAACGACTGCTGCGGATTGATCGATACCGTCCCGGCCCAGACAAGGCCTCCCCGGCCATCCACGCCATCCGCTCCGGCTTCATCCCAGGTGCCGTCCGTTCCGGCTGTCCCGTCCTCACCTTTGCCCACAAGTATGAGCCGCAGCGCAGTGACTCCCGCCGGCGCCGTCCAGGATCCGCTCTTGGTGACCACCGCCCGTTCCTGGAATAGGAAGGACCCATCCGCCTGGAGCAGCCGGCTCTGACAGCCCTGGAGTGCCCCATCCTGGATCTTGAAGGTCTGCATCATCCGCCGGGCGGTGGTGGCGCTGGACTCATCCAGCCAGATGGTGTCCACGTCCCCGATCTCTCCGGATGGATCGCCCCGCCCCGTGGTCTCGATCAGGTTTCCGCCGTAGCAGCTGAGGATCAGCCGCGCCGCGGTCAGGGCCTCGGCAGAGGTGTGGATGAATGGGTTCTCAATATTGATGGTCTTTTCACTGCTGGTGCTGTTGCCGCTGACCACATATTGAGTTCCATCCGCAAGGGTAAAGATAAGGGACGCCACACTCTTGTTGGCTTTCATGGTTGGGTAGTCAGCGAGCGCGGTCAAAAGCGTTTTGTTCCCCTGGTTCCATAGAGGCTCCGCTGTCAGGTATCCTGTCTCAGCATCCGCACGGGGGAAAGTGCCGGTCACCATACAGGCCCACCGCAGAATGTCCCCGCACTTCTTTCCGGTCACCGCCAGCTTATCCTTTGCTTTTACTGGCTTTTTGGCATAGTCTGGATCAACGTGGTAGCGGCTCTTGAAATTATCCCCAAGTTGGGCCGCCACAGAGGAGATCCAGCCTTCCAGGGTAGTTGGCAGGGTCGTTGGCGGAAGATAAGTGCGTTCTGCCACCAGCCCTACAATATCCACCAGCGACCAGTCAATAGACATATCATTGTTGGAGGTTTTCCAGCCGTCGCCGTACTGGTAGTACACTCCAACCTTTTTGTACTCCACTCCGCTGGAAGGCAGTTCGACACCGATCAGCGTTTCAATGCCCTGTCTGTCCTCGATGGAGGCAAATAGCCCATCTTTCTTCCGCGGCTCAAACCGCTTGTCAATGTTATTTAAAGATAGGCTCATTGTTCCATACGGCAGTGTAATGCAGGAAAAATCGGTCTGCTGTGTGGCGTTGAACTCCACCAACATTTTCTCTGTCCACTCCTCATACACGCCGGGTAATATCTCAGCCACCCGCATCCGGCGGCCCGGAAGGCTCCACTTGCTCACCGTCACCCGGATAGCGTCCGGGTTGTTGACGGTGAAGCCGCTCAGGCTGACTGTCCGAGTCCTGTTCCCGGTGAACTCCTTTGAGTAGTAGGCCGTTCCACCCTGTTTGACCTCTATGGTGAAAGTATCCGGAACCCCATCCCAATCGTCACCCGGAAAGTAGACAGAACAGGCCTGGAGGATGGATAAATTAGAGAACCGCTCCTCCACCCACACAGCTGCGGGAAAACCCCCATCTGATCCGGAGAGCACATCCCCCACAAATCCAACCTGATCCGCCGCCCCCTCCGCTGGGATCAGGCTGAACTTTCCGTTGAGAACCCACCTGTGGGGCTCCAGGGTGGCGTATGGTGTTAGATCCATAACTCGGTCATACAGTTGGGCCGAATTTGAAAAGCCCGCAGAACCGCTGCTTTCCACACCGGAAAAGACCATGTCCGGGTCGCTGATGTCCACCACAGCCTTGAGGTGAGTCCGTCGGGAAGTGCCCACAATCGCAGCCCTGTACCCCTCTGTTGCGTTAATCATGGGGATCCACCTCTCTCAGAGAGACCGTAAACCCACCCCACACAGGGACGGTGGCCCCTTTATCATCCCGACTCCAATAAAACCTTGGCCGTGTGTACGCTGTCACGAAAAATGTGGAAGTCAGCATCTTATTTTCGTCCGGAATCAGGAAGTTGCAGACGATAGGTTCACGGCTTCCCTTTTTGCAGGCAGAGATCACGCGGTCCTTGTCTGTGTCATTGAAATATCCGTACTGATAATCAATGACCCATACATCTCCCCGCAGCTCTTTGACCATGTTTCCAGCAATCATTAACAGGTTTCGGCTCAGCGGCTCCTCGTCCACCACATACGACTCACGGCGGGTCTCAGGAAGGACAACAGATGCGCCTCCAGAATCTAATATCAGTTGCGTCATACCATTGCCTCCTTACGCCAACTGGGGGTCCGCAATAGGCGTTCCCGTAGCGGAACCTGCCTTGATGAGATAGGGCAGCTGCCAGGTGGCAAACTTTGTGCCGTCCGGCAGAGTGAGGTTGACCGTTAACCCATCGGCAAACCCAGCGTCTGACCCCGCCGCCATACTGTTGATGATACCGGCAGAGGACATTCCAAGCCCGGAGGAGGCGAAATCCACCGATGCTGCGCCGAAGTCCAGGCCGCGGGTGATGCCATCCCGGACACGTCCGAAGGAATCCTCCCAGCCATCGCCCAGCCCCAGGGCCATGTTTTTCCCGATGCCCGCAAATACCCGGGACGGAGAGTGGATACCGAGCAGGTCTTTTGCGCCATCAACGATCCCACCAAGGAAGTCTCCAATTTTCTCCGCGATCCAGGAACCCATGCTCTTGATTCCATCCCACAGGCCCATCACAATGTTTTTCCCGATCTCGAACACACCAGAAACCGCCGAACTAAAGCCACTCAAAATTGCGGCCACCACTTGGGGAAGGACGGAGACCAGATCCGGGATAGCGCTCAAAATGCCGTCAGCCAGTTTGATGAGAAGATCAAATCCAGATCGGATGATTTTCGGGTAGTTGTTCGATAGCGTTGTTGTGATGCTTTTGATGATCTCCGGCAGCCGCGCCACCATGTCGGGAATCCCGGCGATGATGCCGTCCACAAAGTTGAACAGCAGATCCATGCCCTTGTCCAGGATGACCGGCAAATTGACTGTGATAAACGTCTCGAAAGACTCAAAGATAAGTGGAAGCTGCTCCAGCAGCTGTGGGATTCCAGCGATGATTCCGTTTGCCAGTTCCGTCAGCATCTCCACGCCTTTGTCCAGCACGGCTGGAAGCTGCTCCGTAATAAAGCCAAGGAACCCATCTATGGCCGCTGGCAGCTGCGCCAACATCTGAGGTACGCCGGACTGGATCCCGCTGCCAAACATGGCCAAAAGCTGTTGGCCCGCCGCCATGATAGCCGGGAGGTTGGCAGAGATCGCCGAAACCAGCGACGTGATGATCTGTGGCGCAGCCGCCACCAGATCGGGAATGGCCGTCACGAGCCCCGTCACCAGGCCAACCAGCAGCTGCGCCCCAGCACTAACCAGGGCCGGAAGCATGGTACTGATGAGCTCAGGCAGCTCCTGAGCAATGATCGGAGCCAGTTGGGCTACTACCTCGCCCATGCCGCTGAGGATCTTCCCAATTCGCGGCACGATGTTCCCGGCGGCGGTGGACACACTATCCACCAGGTTGTCGATGAGCGTCCCGAGGTCTGCGGTGTCATCGCCTACACCGGTCAGCAGATTCTTCCACGCCGCCTTAGCCATGCTCAAGCTGCCTGAGATCGTGCTGGCCGCCTCCTTGGCCGTGGTACCGGTGATTCCCATCTCTGTCTGCACCACATGGATGGCGTCTACAATATCGGCATAGCTGGAAATGTCGTACTTGATACCGGACAGCTTTTCGGCGTCCTTGAGAAGCCGCTGCATCTCCTCTTTGGTTCCGCCGTAGCCGAGCTTAAGGTTGTCCAACCACTTGTTACCCCCGGTTTCCCGGAATTATAAAAAGCCACATGCGTTTCCGCACATGGCTTTTAAGGGATTAGACTATATCTTCAACTTTTTCAAAAATCCAGCCCTTTTTATCATGAGCATCCGGCCTTGTCCTGTTTTTTCTCGAATGTTTGATATATCGCTTGTTATAAACGATTTCGCTATCTGCACATCCGAAATATTCAGCAGCCGCTTGTCTGGATTCAAATAGGATTGTTCTGCCATCGAGGTGTGTTGCTCTAACCTTGCGCCGCTTGTTCTTTATCCTTGAATGGTATCCATAGGACAGCGCATTTTCGGACGGTGTAACCCATCTCAGGTTTTCGACATTGTTGTTAGAGCGATTCCCATCTATGTGGTCTACCCAGCACTTTGTGTTATCGTCAGGTTTTTCAAGGAAAGCATCTGCAACAAGCCGATGGACATGCTTTGATATTGTTATTCTGCAATATCCACCATTTTTGCTCAACACCATTATCTGTCCGGTGCTATCTTTCCTTACCTGACCCTTATTGCTCACTGAGTAACCGGGCAATTCAGGAATCTGTTTCCACATCTCCATGGCTTTTAATCCTTTCAGAAAAAGTTGGTGCGCACTTCCAACGCCGTACCAATAGACGCTGTACTCGGTGACGAACCGATAGTCGTTTGACCTTCTACACATATTATATCATAATTTCACATACTATACAAGTTTAATTTTGATTATATGTGTAGCTTGGCACCGGATAGCCATGCCGTAAAAGCCATAAACGGTTTAGGTTTCCCCGGTTAGCAAGGTTATCTCATACGGCCATTTCCTGCCATCTTTTTAACCTCACACCTCTGGTAGAGTTCACGCACGCTCACTACATAATCACTTATGCAGCGGACATTAGATTGTTTATCGTATAGTTCTGCTTGGCGAACCCCTGATAGGCGTTCTGGATCATTTCCATGCTGGTGCCCATCTTATTGGCGTTGTCGGCCATGTCAGTAATGGCCTGGTCTGCCTTCTGTGCCGCTTTCTCTGTGTCTCCGCCCAGGCTCTGGAGCAGGGAGGCCGAGAAGCTGGTCACCGTGTTCATGTATTCATTGGCGCTCATGCCAGCGGTCTTATAGGCGTTTGCGGCGTACTCCTGCACCTTGTCCGACGCCGTTTTAAAGAGTGTGTCCACGCCGCCTACAAGCTGCTCATACTCAGCGTACTGGTCGATGGACGCTTTGGTCAGCGCCGCCACGCCAGCAGCCGCAGCTGTCAGGGCCGCAGCGCCCACCTTTGCCGCCGTGGAAAGGCCGCTTTTCAGCTTAGACGCAAAGTTGGACGCTTTGTCGGAAGCATCGTTCAGCCCCTTCTCATACCCGCTGGTATCCATCGTGATTTTTGCATACAGGTCAAGCAGATTCATCCGGTTTACCTCCGATCTGTCCAAGCTTAGCCTTGATCTGTGCTATGATCTCCTCTCCCGTCCGGGTCTCTTCCGGTGGCGGGTCAATGATTTCGATGTACCGGGTCTTAATGTAACCGCCACCAGCGTACTTGGCGGTGTTCTCCGCAACCGCTTTCAACGCATCAGTCACATACACCCGGTATGCCGTGTCCTTCTGCTCATGCAGCCATCTGGAAGCGGCATACCGGGCAAATGCCTTTACGCTGAGGGGGCCTCGGTATTCTCCGGCGCAGAGCCAGAGGAGGTCTCGCCCTGCGCGGAGATAAAAAGCTCAGCGAACGCCTCATCCGTCAGCAAGTCGGTGGCGTCCTTGAACAGCTTGACCAGGTTGAGCGCACCTTGGTATTGCTCCTTGGGCACGCCCTCGATGGCGGCCAGGATGTCAATGATGTCGCCCTTGTGCTTTTTCAGCAGCACGGGCAGCGATTTCCGCGCACGGGCCAGAAGGAACTTCTTCGGCTCCATGCCCTCCGGCAGCTTCTCCCGCCGGAACATGGACATCGCCGCGTCATCCTCCGCAATATTGCAGATGGGATCAATGACTTCGGCAATGACTTCCAGGGTGCGGTCGCCCTTGATGTCAGACAGTCTCATGGGCTACCTCCTCAGCCGCCCACGCCTGGCAGGGGCGGGGCAATGCTGTAAAACTCCATGGGCATGGTGTCCTGGGCTTCAATGGACACGTGCCCGGTCAGCTCCACGGAGACCTGCCCCTTGCCGTTTTTGGTGGTCTGGAGGGTGAAGCCCCCGGTGGAGAGGGCATTTTTTAGGCAGGCAGCCACTACGCCGCCGTCCGCCCGGTCTCCTGCCCACCAGATGTCGGAAAAGTCCGCCTGCTTCAAATCGCGGTTGGGGGTTACTTTGGTGGTGGACACCGTGGCAGCGCCCAGGGCAAGTTTGATGTTTTCGGGGGACGTGCCCAGGGCGGTGAAGGACATCTTGCACTCCCACCCGTCCAGGTGCTTCAGCTCCTTGGTATTGACCGGGCAGTTATCCACGTCCTCACCCAGGTCGGAATATGTAGGCACACAGCTGATGTTGATGCCGCCGGTGGTGGCGCAGATAATGTCCTCATCCGCCGGGGCGGCCACCTTAGCCGGATCAAACTTTTTCAGCAGAACACCGGCGTCAAGCTGGAGGCCATCAAAGGTGTCCTGGGGAATCACAGTAAAAAGTCCCATGATTTCGCTCCTTTCAGTTCAAAGTCAGGTATTCAGCGGTCAGGTTGATGTACCGCCGCTTGATGTTGTTGTCGGGTTCATATTGCAGGCTCTGGCAGAATGGAGACCCCCGCTTGAGCCAGATGTACCCGCCGTCGCAGGGGATGGTCACGCCGCCGTAGCCGATGCGCTGGGAAAGCTCCTGGGCCTTCTCATCCGGAACCGCCTCGCTGGTGGTGTGGAACCACAGGTTGACAGTCATGCTCACCTCACCGCCGCCCCAGGCGTCTTCGATGTACTCATAGGTGCCGTAGGGGAACAACACCCCCTCCGGCTTCTCCGGCTCAGATGGCACGGAGGAGGCCCGGTAAAACGGCATGAACTCGTTGAGCCAGGCGTACAGGGCCTTGTTCTTGGTCATGTCGGCAGCTCCTTCCGCTCTGCCATGAAGAATTTCAGGGCGAAGCTGGCGGACTTGGGGGCCACCTTCTCCTCCGGATCAGAGGTCACCCGGTAGGTCTGGCCGGTGGTCTTGTCTCGGAAGTAATCGTTGTAGTCGATGGGGAAATCGGAGCGCACCAGCGCGGAATACACGCTGGTCACGCCCTCCTTCTCTGCCCTCCGGGCCTCCATGGAGGTGTCCAGGGCCTGATAATTGACAAACTCCGCACCCTCGGCCCACTCCACAAAGTAGCCTCCGGCCCCGTCCGGTCTCCGGGTCTTTTCCAGCACTACGCAGGTCCGGGCAAAATCATCTAACAGGCTCACGCGCTCACCTCCAGCACGGTTTTCGGGGCGTGGGCGGCGTCCCCTTGGGGTTCGGAGCCACCATGGAAGTGTCCCGCAGTTTGCGATAGGGGGCCAGCTGGGCGGCAAAGGCGTCCTGCCAGCCCACCGATGCGCCCTTGGCGTTGGTGGCCCGGGTATAGCTGTACCCGCCGAAGCTCTCGCTGGTGTACGCCCCCGGCTGGTTCTTTGCGGCCCACGCCTTGATCTCCTCTGCCAGGGTAACCACAGACTTGGGGACCGCCAGCGCCCAAACAGCTCCGGTAAAGGTCTCGTCCGCCAGGTCCGTGGCCTGGTGCTGGTGCAGCCCATCGTTGAACACGCTGCCCACGATGCGGAAATACTGGCCCTCCGCCAGATTCGGAAGCACCAGCTTCCCACCGGTCACCGTAAAGGTCCCGGCGTACATCTCCCGGGCGAACCAGTTATTCAGATGTGTCAGTACGGCTTCGAGCACGGCTTTTCACCACCTTTGCAGGTTCGGCCTGTACGGCTGCGCTGCTGACGCCCGGCCCCCCACTGGCCCGGGTGTCCAGACCAGCAGGAGCAGCGGGCGCAGGCTCACTCAACAGCGCGTTTAAGGGCCCGGCTCTGTGATGGTGGTCTTGACCACACCGTCCAGGCGCTCAGCAAACAGGGTCATGCCGTTCACCACAGTGTCGCTGGCGGTCATGTTGGTGTAGTCGGGCTCCTCGTGGATGCCGATGTAGCCGGTCTCGTCGCTGGTGAAGGAGAACGCCTCGTTCAGGTCAGCGCCGTTGACGGGCACATAGTAGAGGACCAGGTTGTCTTGGGCGGTGGAGTAAATGGTGCCCTTGGGCACGCTGGAGTTCATGAACACCTTGCCCATACCCAAAAAGTCCTCGATATAGGTCATGCCGAAGGCAGTCTGGGTGGTGATGGTGGCGGTAGCCAGGTAGTCGGCAATGTCCAAGGGGTTGATGAAGTGGACGGCCTGGATGTCGTCGTCTTCAAACAGGGTCTGAAGCTTGCCCCAGGTCTGGGCCAGAGCCGCCTGGAGGCCCGCGCCGGTGGCGGTACCAGTGCCGGTACCCAGGAAGGTGAAGAAGTCCTTGCGGATGGCCTTCTGCACATCCTTGAGCATACGGTCGGTGGTCATGCCCACGGCCTGGTCATAGCCACGCTCAATGATTGCCTCGGCAGAGGTGGCCTTGCGCCACTTCTTGAGGGAGATCTCGCCGTAATTCACGGCCTCGGTGGTGTACTTGCTCAGGGGGATGGTCTCGCCCTCGGCAACAGCGCCGTCCTCCAGGGCTCCGGTGGCCTTATAGGTCTTGAGCACGGTGCCCGCCTGCTTGGCCACCTTCCGGGTCACGCCCAGGGCCTCGGTCAGCTTGCGCAGACTCTCGGTAAACATCAGGGTGAAGTCGATCTCCCGCACACGGGCGAGGTCGGCTTTCTTAATCAGCTTGGGGTCAACTGCCATGATTCACTCATCCTTTCTCAAACAGTTCCATGTTGTCGCGGATGGCGGCACGGCGCTCTACGGGATCCTGAATCTTCACGATCTCCTCCCGGGTCATCTTGCCGCCGCCATTCTTGGGGGGCGTCTGGGTTCTCAGCCCCTCCGTGGTCGTAGTGGAGACCAGCTTTGCAAAGGCCCCGCCCACCAGGGCGTCCAGCGCGGCGGCGTCCTTGATTTTGCCGCCGTCCAGTTCCAGCTTCTCGATGGCCTCGCCGCTGCCCATCATGGCGATGGTGAGGTTGTCGCCGGTGATGCCCTTGCTCTCGTAGTAGGCCTTGACAGCCGCTTCCTTGGCCGCGCGGGTCTCCTTTTTGGCGATGTCGGACTTATAGGCTTCAAAGTCCGAGTGTTCCTTCTCGTACTTTTCTTTGTAGCCGTCGTCGCCCTTCTCTTTCAGGTCATCCAATTCCTGCTGGACGGTGGGCAGCTTATCAGCGTCGGCCTTGTAGACCTTCACCTGTTCCTTCAAGCCGTCCACGGTGTCGGTGTGTGCTTCGATGATGGTGTCCACCTGTTCGTCGGTGAGGCCCATGCCCTTCAAAAGTTTTCTGGTCAGTGCCATGTTCAGTCTCCTTTTCTTCGGCCCCGGTACTTCGGGGGCGACTGTGATATAAAAACCGCTGTGCTTCGCGGTGTTTACCAAAAGAAAAAGAGCCAACCGCCGAGTGATTCTCGGTAGCTGGCTCCTATTGCCCTTTCCTGCGCCCAATTACGCAGGAGTCGTATATTTGATCGTCTTTTTGACCTCCAGGACAACGTACCCGTCGCCCTTCCGGCGAATCTCAGCATCGTTGCCCCGCTTGATGATGGCCTCAATGGCCTTTATTGCTTCTTCAGACATGATTCCCATTCTATCCATCCATTGCGACTTCTTGATCAAGCCATTTCAGCAGGAGCGACATTACAAATTCCTTTGTTATCCCATATCCAACATGGTCAAATATAGGCTTTGCCATCCTGTAACGCTCTTCCGCGAGAAATCTTGCTAATTCTTTGTTGTTTAAGTTCCTTATAAAATCTCCATTATTCATTCTCCATCTCATCCTCAATGATTTTTCTGTATTGGCCGGTGTGGTCGGCAACCGCAGGTTTCAGATATGGACTTGCTGGATTGCCCTTCGTCCAGTGCCATTTGCCATTGGCGTCCTGGTACTTCCACGGGGTAGGCCGTCCGCCAGGATAATACTGACCGGTGCCCAGCTCCACGTAAGCGCCGTATTCGCTGTTGGTACCAATATACACCGCCGGTTCTGCCGGGTCCACCTTGTGGGTGATGCTGTTGCGGAGGTTGCCTGTGTCTACCCGTACCAGCCGCTTGGCGTACCCCTCAGCCACCAGTCCGCACTTCTCCAGCGCCCGCCCTGCGGCCTCCTGGAGAGCGGCAAGGACTTCGGCGGAGTGGTCATAGATGTCTACTCTCATCTCTGCAAGCATCCCTCCCCGCGCTTTTGCTTTTCCCATTGGGCAAAGGTCATATTAGGCAGAGGTCCATACTCATCCCGCCGCAGCGCGTCCGAGGTATCCACTCCATCCACCGCTGCCACCAGAGTGCACCGGCAGTTATAGACCAGATGCCCCGCCGCCGTCGAGTCCCCGGGGTATCGTATCTCCTCCCCATCCACCTTGAACGGCTTATCCACATCGGCCTGCTGCCCGTCCAGCATAGCGTGAGCGTGGCGGGTGCGGTTGTCCAAAGTGGCAAGCCACTCCTTTTTCATGCGGATGCCCATTTTCTCAGCGGCGTGGTAGCTGTCCATGCGTCCGGCGTTCTGCGCCCCGGTAACTGCCGTTCGGGCCGTCCGTATGGCGCTGGCCCGGTTCATCTCCGGGATGCGGGTTTGCAGGTCGTCCGCCATGCCCTTGATGCTCTTTCCCTGGAGGATGGAGCTGGTGACGCTGGCAGTGATCTGCTTCTTCCCCCAGGCAAGGTCAATTCCGCGCCGCAGGGCCCGCTTGGGCGGGTAGTAGGGCATCAGGCCCGGTTGCTCCACAATCAGGCGCTTCACCGTCTGCTCGTCCCACAGGTCAAAGCCCACATCCCCGGCCACCTGCTCGATGGTGTATGCCGCATAGTTCCGGTTCAATGAGTAGATTCCCGGTGTAGCATCGTTGACATAGGCGGTAGCTGTCTCGTTGGCCTTGGTCATGCGCTCGGCCACCTTGTCCCGCAGAGCCTGGAACCGCTCTCCCCGCCCGATCTGAGCCAGCCGCCAATTGATATAGTCCTGCTCCGTCCACTCCCGCCCATTCCGGATGGTTCCGATGAGCTTCTTCATCTTCTCATCCCGCTTGCGGAAGCTTTCAAAGTAGGCCCTAACCGTCTCATCCAGACTGTTTCGGGCTTCTTGGTAAATAGCAGAGATCCGGCGCTCTAACTCGTCCAATTCCTTATCGGTCATCCGGTGGGCGCAATCAGGCTTCCTCGTCATCCTCCGTCACCTCCTGCTCCCGCAAGAGCGTGCGGTCAATCTCCTCCGCCGCCCGGCGTTTCAGCAGCTCCTCCGCCTCCTCCGGGGTCATCCAGGGAAGATGCTTGATGACTGCCTCATCGTCCAGGTAGTTGGCGGCGGCAAGCACCATCTGAGTCTCCTCCAGCTGGTTGGCAATCCGGTTCCATTGGAAGGACGGCTCGTCCTCGATGCCGACCAGGTCCAGCAGATTTCCGATAAAGTCCCGGATATGGTACTCGAAGTCGCCGCACTTGTCATCTTGGCTCTGATAGCCGATACGGATCGCGGTGGCTGTCAGATTTCCACCGAGCATCTTCTCCATATCAACCAGCTGAAAACTCTCAAAAAGATCGCTACGCAGACGGGAAAGCATAGCTTCCCGGGCCTCATACGGGATATTCAGTGTGTGGGCCTCCGCCCCGCCACCGTCGTCCGAGTCCACCGCAGACGCCCGCAGCGTCCGCAGCCGGTCCATGAACTGAGCGATCTCCGTGTCATCCATGCCGCCGGCATTTTTGAGGGTCCAGTACACCGAGGAATTGTCCTCGATCACATTTGCAAGGCCGGATTTAATGAAATCATAGCAGTCGATACTTTCCCGGATGCTCACAAACTCAGACTGGTGCAGGTCATTGGCGTACATGGGGATAATGGGCAGGGAAGCATAGTTCCCGCCGCCCTCGATGGTCTCAGTGCCCAGCCCGTCCCGGCGTACATCCCGGAGATAGGGCCGTTTCTCCTGGAGAACCTGCAGATCCTCACCCTTGCGCTGGATGTACTCTGTCGCGCCGTCCGGCTCATACAGAGTGTACCGCTTGGTCTGTCCCTCCGCAGCACCCCAGTACCGCACACCAGCAGCCAGGGCGCCGTTGTCGCCATCGTAGAGCGGGGCAAAACCCGCCTCGTTGCTGGTGTCAGCGAAGCCAAACACCTCCAGGTGGTCCCGGTTCCAAAATCCGTATGATACGCCGTCCACCATGGCCTTTTTCGCCAGTTTCTGCAGTTGGCTGTCAAAGGTATTCCCCAGTTTCTTCTTTGTCTCCTGGTGCTCAAAAGTAACGCCATTGGACAGCACATATTGGGTCTGTTGGATAACGAACATCCGAAAGAATGGCGTTTTCAAACGGAAATTGCTGCTGTACAGATCAGGGTATGCCTGTCCTGTCGGTGTATAGAGCATCTTCTGAAAGCGCTCGATGGTGGTATGCCGCTTGGCATAGTATTCTTCCGCATCGGCGGCGATCCGGTAATCTGCGCTCCCCAGGTGGTCCCGGACAACGGACCGTACAAATTCCATCCGGTCCCGTTTGTTGTCCCCCAAGGCAGTCAGGTCCTGATAGGTTTTCACTCTCTCACCTCCGCTTGTACAGCGGTACATACTCCGGCTTCCCGGCCTTGTGCCTTAAAATCGTCTGACAAAAATATCTGATGTCATCCATGGCGTGGTCGTTTTCCTTCACAGGCCTATCCTCCGCCGCCTTATCGTCCCAGCGGTATAGGCCAAACTCCCGAATTGCATCCTTGCAGGAGCGGTGGACCTTCACCGTGCCGTCCCGCAGCATCCGCGCTGTGGTCATGATGCCAGGAACCACCTCGTTGTGTGCCTTGCGCACCTTAAACCACCCGTGCCGCCGGATCGTCTCGATAAACGACGCCGCCGACGGGTCCACCACCACCGCCCGAACAAGCAAATCACCGGCCAGGGCTTCCAGCTCGGTGTAATACTCCTCGTCGGTCTTGTTCCGCTGGCTCTCCCGCCCGGAGTAGTAATACTCCCGGATGCGGGTGGCAGTCTTACCGTCCCAGCACCACAGGCCGGCAGAGAAGGGGTTCAGTGTGCCATAGTCGCAGGAGATGTAATACTCACCCTTGTCTGGCTCCACGTCCACAATCTGCTCCTCACCAAAGAAGTCATAGACAAGGCCCTCGGCCAGTACCCATAGGCCACGGATGTACCGGTCGTAGAATACGCCAGTGAACATAGTCTGATAGCGCTCGATGGTCTTGGCGCTCAGGCCGGGGTTGTCCGTCATCTCGAAGTGCAGGTACAGGGCGTTTCGCTCCTTGTGCCGCTTGATCCACTCCAGATAAAACCAGTGCTGCGGGCTTTCCGGGTTGCAGGAGAACCACAACTTTGCCCCATCCACAGAACAGCGGGTCAACGCCTGCTCCACGAAACTACGGGGCATCAGCGCCACCTCGTCCAGCAGCACACCGGCCAACGTGCGGCCCTGGATCAGTGCAAAGCTGCTCTCGTCCTTTCCCCCGAACACTTCAAAGTAGTTGGTCACTGCGCCCCGCCGGACCTCCAGCACCTTGTCTGCCCGCCGCCAGCGCATGGTGTAGCGCTCTTTGGCGTATGAAAGAGAAATATATGGAACCACCAGGTTTTTTGAGCATGAGTCAACCGTTTTGCCACACAATCCAAATCTTTGCCCGGAAAACTCTCTCATTGCCCAATCTATAAAGGCGACAGCCATTAGCGATGTTTTCCCGCTTCTTACGGCACCATCGCAGATAAGGGCATCGTACTTGGAGTAGGGGAAGGCGAGGATTTTTCGCTGTTTTGGGCTAATCATCGCTCTCCATCTCCTCCGCCAATTCTCTCAGGCTCTGGCTGAGCCCGTCCTCTTTCGCCTCATCCTTCGGCGCTCCAAATGTTCCGTTGAACATTCCGAGGTGCTTTGCAACACTGTCCAGAGCTCCCAGCTTGTTCGTGATTTTATATTTTTTGGTGTATGAGGTAACTCCCGTGTCTGGGTCAACCTCTTTTATAACCTCCAGACCGGCAACCGCCGCCGCGGTGTCGTCATCCAGTTCTGAAATATTCAGCGGGTTGCCATCTGCATCAAACATCTTCCTAGGATCAAAGAACGCGATCCTTGCATATTCCTCCAGAACGCGGTCTTGTGTAATCTCCGTCCTTTTGCTTCTGGCCGCTTTCGCCGCCTGTATCGCTTCCGAAACACAAGTTTTCCCAAGCAGTTCTGGCCCAATCCTGTCGGCGGTCTTTTTGCTGTACCCTGCCCGAATAGCCGCCTGTGTCGCGTTCAGGTCTATCAAATATTCCGCAACAAAACGTTGCTGCTTATCCGTCAGTCGTGCAGCCATGATCGCCACCCCTCAATTAGTTTTCGTTATAGCTCCATATTGGGGTAGACATTTTCCCACACTTTCATAGGAGAGGTGGCGGGGGCATATCCCGCCATGCGTTACCCCTCAATTTAAGCTTTCCGCCCCCATCTCCCGCAACGAGGTGCGGCATATATACCCCTTCCGGGGTATGCTCCGGGTTTGGTCAGGCTTTCCGGGGGCCTGCTCTGTAAGGACTTGCGTCCTGGTGCCACCGCCCGCCTCATGCGGCGAGGGGCGGCGTATGTGGCCATCCCGCTTAATTGTCACACCACGTCGGGCAGTTTTCAGCGGGATAGCGCGGTTTTGACTCTCAAAGGCTGCCATTCCACCCGGAGTCAGCCAGTTATGGCTTACTGGCAGGCCGCTGGTGATTTCACTGGCAAGATACGCGACCCCGATTCGCCAGTATAGTGTCTTTCCACAGTCAGCTCCTTGGCCTTTGG